TGCCGCGCAATCCGCCGCCGCGGCCGCAACGACAGCAGCACTCAGTGCGCTGAGCGCATCGGCGGGCGCCGCGGCCGCAGCCGAGACGGCGAGCACGACGGCCACGACGGCACGGATCAGTGCCGATACCGCAGCTGCAGCGGCCACAGCAGCGTTCACGGCCGCTCTGTCTGCAGCCACAGGCGCAGCTGCCACAAGCGCAGCCACCGAAGGCGCAGGCGCGTTCCTGGGCGTGTTCCACGGTGGCGGCGTGGTTGGCGGTGGCGGCCGCACACGTGCCGTCGATCAGCTGGCGTTTGCCGGCGCCCAGCGTTACCACGGCGGCGGCGTCATCGGAGAGGTGCCGGCGATCTTGCGCAGGGGCGAAGAGGTGCTCACGGAAAGCGACCCGCGCCATCGCAACAACGCTGGCGGAAGAACGATCGGCGACACGCTGAACGTCGTTGTGCAGATCCAGGGTCAGCCTGGCATGAGCCGGCAAACGCTGCTTCAGCAAGGGCGCAGCGTTGGCGATGGCATCGCGCTAGCTCGATCGAGGAACGGGTGAGAGCGTGACGTTCCTCGAAGCACGAATCAGCGACGCAATCATGCGCGGCAGCCGCGGCGGCCCGACCGGTCGGCGCATCAAGAGCTATGTGCCAAACGGCCGGCTCGTGCAGATCCCGCAGTACAGCCGGCCGCTACAGCGCTATGACATCAGCTACGGCATCCGCACCTACGAAGACTTCGAGGAAATCCGCAACGCCTACTACGTCGTGATGTTCACGCCCTACGAGGGCTTGCGGGTGAAGGACTGGAACGACTACATCGCGACGCTGGAGAAAACTCATGTCGTGAATCTTGGCGGCGGCGCGTATCAGCTCTGCAGGCGCTATTCGTTCGGGGGTGTCAACTTCGACCGGGTCATCAGCAAGCCCAACGCCGACGCTGTGCTCCGCACGTCAGGTGGCACCGCATTGACTGCGACGATCAGCACCACAACCGGCATCGCCACCGGCGTCAGTGGCGGCACACCGGCAGGGTGGACAGGCACATTCGACGTGCCAGTGACGTTCGAGGATGACACGCTCGAAAACATCGAGTGGGACGGCACCATCGACCTACCGCTGCAATCACTGCCCAGCATCAAGCTGGAAGAGCTGCGGCTATGACGCGCAGCGTTGGCGCAAATCTGCTGCTGAACGCGCAAAGCGCGATGCCAACGCTCGCGTGGGCGATCGTGGTCACACGTGGTGATGGGGTTGTTTTTCGTTGGACCACGCACGACGTGGACGTAGCGCTTGGCGGCAACGACTACCTGAGCGCCCCGGGCATACAGATCCAATCGATTGCGATGTCCGCTGGCTTCGCCGTGGACAACACCGAGGTCGAGATCCTCGCCGACGACGACATCACGCGGCCGGACATCCTGGCCGGCCTCTGGGACAGCGCGCAGTTCACGCTCTCGGTATTCAACTGGAAGGCACCAGCAGATGGCGCCGCGGTGTTCATGACCGGCACGCTCGGCGATCTCAAGCCGCGTGAAGGCAGGTTCATCACCGAGCTGCGTGACCTGCGCCAGGCGCTGCAGGTCGACACGACCGACGTGCTGCAGCCCGATTGCCGCTACCGACTCGGCGACGCGAAATGCACGCTCGACATCACTGGAGCGCCGTTCACCGTCACTGGTAGCGCAACGTCGGTGGCCTCGCGCTACGCATTCACGGACAGTACACGGACCGAGGTGAATGACTACTTTGGCGCCGGTGAAGTGCTTTTCACCAGCGGCCTGAACGCCGGCTATCGGCTTCTGGTGCGCACTTACGCCGCAGACGTTTTCACGTTCGCTTTGCCTGCGCCATTCGCGATCACGCCAGGTGACACGTACACGGCGGTGGTGGGCTGTCGGAAACGCGATCTCGAAGACTGCAAAACCAAGTTCAACAACATCGTCAACTTCGGTGGCGAGCCTCACAAGGCACGCGTAGACGCTTTCCTCGCGGGTGCGCTATGACGACGCGCGCCGAGTTCGTCGCCTACGTGCGCAGCATGAAGGGCACACCTGTTCACCATCAAGGTCGTGTGCCTGGAGTAGGCCTCGACTGCCCCGGGCCAGTGATCTGTGGCATGTGGCATTTCCATATCAAGCCGCGATCGTTCGACGTGGTCGGGTATCCCGCGATCCCAGACGGTGTGTCGATCAAAGGCTATCTCGATGAGCATCTGGAGCCCGTGTCCCAATCGGACATGCGCCCTGCAGATGTCGTGTTGGTGGCTTGGCAGAAGGGCCCGCCGCAGCACATGGGTGTGGTGGTGGACTATCCCGGTGGCGGCCTCGCAATGGTTCACGCCGACAGTGTGCGCGCGCGCAAGGTGAGCGAGACGCGAATCGAGTTTGGCCGCGCCATGCGCTTCGTAGCGGCCTACGCGGTGCCGGGGCTGGTGGACTGAAATGGCGGAGCTCGTCGTCCGCGCCGCCGCAGCCTACGTAGGATTTCTCATCGGCGGGCCGTACGGCGCGCAGATCGGTTTCGCGCTCGGTGGCTTCCTGGTGCCATCGGAAAAGATCGATGGCGCGCGCCTCGACAACCTCACCGCCCCCAAGCTGCAGTACGGAACCCCGCTGCTGCGTTTGTACGGACTGAACCGAGTGAGCGTCGCGCCGATTTGGGTCAGCGATCTGCAGCCGCACGAGAACACCGAAGAACAGGGCAAGGGCGGCGGCGCCGAGGTCACGACAACGACCTACACGATCGACATTTTGCTCGGCTGCGCGATCGACACGCAGGCGGTTGGGATCTCGCGCGTCTGGCTGAACAAGAAGCTGGTTTACAACGTGCAGGCGCCGCCGGCGGACGCCAACCCGACGAAATTTCAGCAGTTCATCACTGCAATCGTCAACAGCAACACCACACCCGCCTGGCAGTCGATTTCACTGTTCGATGGCAACGCCGCGCAATTGCCATGGTCGGTCTACGAGGCCGCCGTCGGCATCGGCAACGCGCCCGCATACCGCCATCGCACGACGATCGGAATACAGGGGCTGGATGTCGGCACGAGTGGACAGCCACCTCTGATCGAAGTGGAGTTGTTCACCGCAGGCAGCGCGTCCGTGGCTGGCCACAGCGACAACTTTGCTGATGGCGTGCACGCATGGACCGGCGACATCCTCGGTTTCTTCAACAGCGGCGATGGCGAATACGGGCCATTCATCGAGGCGCTTGGGCGTGGTGCGGATGGGCTCGGGGTGAAGGAGATCACCAAATCCTTTCCCATTGCCAACGTCACCGGCATGCGTGTCAAGTTCATGATGTTCGCTCAGCTCACTGACGACGCTGGCGAGTTCGGCGTCTTCGATGGCGCGTCTCAGCTCAAGTTCTCCATCGTGCCGCGTCGGGAGGCAGCGGTCGATCCGCTGCAGCGGTGCCATGTCTTCATCAACCTGGTCGAGGTCACGCTCGGCGCCGCAGCGCTGCAAATGCTCACCTGGTATGAGTTTCAGTGCGACCTCATTGATGGCGCAGGCAACTCGCTCGTGCGCTTGATAAACCTGGCCACCGGCGCAGTGGTCGACGAACAGAACGTGCCAGGGTTGGATGCCGCGTTCTTCACGGTCGAGTCGTTGAGCATCGACACCGAAGGCAACTGCGGCGACACGTTCTATTCGGCGCTGGACATGCCGGGCGCTGGCGCCGTCATCCTGCCTGTGGACCTGGCCGACATCGTCACGGCCGAGTGCCAGCGCGTGGGCCTGAGCGCGGGGCAAATCGACGTGACGGACTTGGTGGGCATTGACGTCACGGGATACGCCACCAGCAAGGCCGCACGCCCGACTCTCGAAGAACTGGCCGTGATCTTCTACTTCGAGGCGTTTTGCGACGACAAGATCCGTTTCGTTCGACGCGGCGGTGCGTCCGCTGCAACGATCGCCTACGAAGAAACAGGCGCCAGCGTCAACGAGCCCGGCGAGCCGTTCAACGGTATGGACCGTGCAGACGAACTTGCGGTGCCGGCGTTCTACGCAGTGAGCTTCCCCGATGTCACGCGCGATCACGAAATGGGATCTGTGATGTCCGATCGCCTCGTGGGCGCATCGAGCGAGGTGCGCCAAGTGCAGGGCGCAGTGGTCATGACGCCTTCGCAGGCAAAAGGCCGTGCCGACTCATACGCTGCCGATGCCCGAGTCGGCGCGCACAACGGCAATGCCAACCTGACGGTGGCCCACATTGCGCGCACGCCGACTGACGTCATCACGCTCAACGACATCGACGGCACCAGCTATCGGGCACGCATCGTTCGCATGGCATTCACCGATTGGGTCATGCAGTGCGAAACGGTTCTCGACGACCCCAACACCCTGGTGGATGCCGGCATCGCACCGGCAGATGGTGAGCCGGCAGTTTCCGTCGACGTGCCTGGCGTCACATTCTTGCAGCTCATCGACGGGCCGATCCTGCGCGACGAGGACAACGATGCCGGCATGTACGCGGCGACGCGAATCAGCAGCGGCACAGGCTCCGGCTCGCGCGTCTTCAAGTCACTTGATGGCGTGACCTTCACCACCGTTGGTGATGTCCCATCACAGGCGATAGGCGGCACCGCGACGACTGCGCTTGCGGATGTGGCCAACCCATACGTATGGGACGAGGTCAGCACGGTGACTGTTTCATCCAGCGCCGCGCTTTCGAGCTCCACGCGGGCTGCCATGCAGGCCGACGCAACGATCAACCTGATGGCGCTTGCCAGCGGCAGCGGGTGGGAATACCTGCGGTTCCGCACGGCGGCGCTTCTGTCGCCCGGCGTCTACATGCTGAGTGGCTTTCTGCGTGGGCTCCGAGGCACCGAATCATTCGTTGATGGCCACGCCGTTGGCGACCGCTTCGTGATGCTGCGCACCGCCGGCATGATCCGCGCGCCCGGGACCTCAGCAGAAATCGGACTGGAGCGCTTCTACAAGGGCATCACTCTGGGTGCGGCGCTCACCTCGTCCGCAGGGGTGGCGCACACGCACCAGGCGATTGGTCTGAAGCCATTCGCACCGACGCAGCTACGCGCTGATCGCGACACGTCAGGCAACGTCACGTTCACGTGGGCACGGCGAACGCGCTTGCTGGTGCGCTACGGCGGCCCGGGCGGCACATTGGCGCCGCTGGGTGAAGACAGCGAGGCCTACCAAGTGGACATCTACAACGCGGGCAACGTGGTTCGCACGCTCAGTGCGACCAGCGAAAGCGTCGCCTACAGCGCCGCCCAACAGACCGCCGACTTTGGCGCACCAGTTTCGGCCGGCGCGCTCGATAGCGAGGTCTTTCAAGTTTCGCAGACCGTCGGCCGCGGCTACGGATTCAGAAAGAGCGTATGAGCAACTTCCAGCAATGGGCCAGCGGTGACACGGCGCCATGGACCAAGGTGAATGAGAACTTCGAGGCCATGGCCGGCTTGTCGCTCTACGCCTTCAACAAGGATGGCAGCAGCGGCTTGGTCTACGGCCTCATGGGTGGAATTTTCAAAGACACCGTCAAGGCGGCGACCACCACCACGCTCGCAGACAACACGACGAATTACGTCGTGGCAAACCTCACGACTGGCGCGATCACCGACGCGACCACAACAACGAACTGGGATGACGAGGCGACGTACGCGCGAGTCGCCAAGGTCACCACGTCGGGAGGTCAGATCACCGCAGTGGTCGACTACCGTCACGACGAGTTCGGGCTCTTCAGCCTGATCGGCGGGGCTGCAGCCGCAAGCTCGAGCGCCGCTGCCTTCAACAGCGCGACGGCTTTCGATGCCTTCGGCGACTCCATCACCGACGGAACTGGTGCCAGCTCCGGCGCGAACGAGTATGTTTCGCTGATCGCCAGCGGCCGCGGTTGGACAGCCACCAATCACGGCACGAGTGGCGACATGGTCGCCGATCACGCCGACGACGTCTTTGCCGAATCAATCGGCGATGGTCATCAGTGCACGTTGATGCTCGGCACAAACGACCAGCGCACATACACCACCAACACGTACCGGCAAGGCGCATTCAAGGTGGGCCACATGGCGCTGGCCGCATGGCTTGCCATACCGGAGGCGCGCAAGCAGAAGGGTCAAGGCCGCGATTCGGTTACTGGCACCTGGACAAACAACGCCGAGTACGGCGGGGCACTTGGCATCCAGTCGATCGTGCCGGCGTCGACGGCCACCTTCACGACGTACGGGACCGTCGCCTACGTCTGCACGATCCTGCAGAACGCCATCAACGCCACGTTTACCGTTTCGGTCGATGGCGTGGTGAAGGGCACGTATCAGTGCATGCCCGGAAACAGCACAACCATCACCAGCGTGAACGGTCGCACGTTCATGCCGGCGCTGATCCGCATCCCTGGTCTGTCGGAGGGTTCGCACTCTGTGGTGATCACCGTGGGCACTGCATCCAGCGGTAACCCTGTGTATGTGCTGTGGGTGTCCGGCAATCAGGGGCACCGCACGAAGGACGGTCCAAATCTGTGGGTCGGCAACGTGCCGCGCTTCACGTCGGCCGGGTATGTGGCGAGCGGCGGAAGCGATGCCGTCGTCGCGATATTCAACGACATGATCCGGCAGAACGTGGAGACGCTGGCGGCCGATGGTCTGAACGTGGCGTTGGTGGATTCCGCCTCGCGGCTCAACCCTTCAACCGATCTCGACACCGATGGCGTTCATCCCGACGACAGCGGGCACGCGGTCATCGCGCAAGCATTCCTCGAGGCGATCAACCAGATCCAGAAGCCGCGCACCATGGGCGTCAAGCCGGTGGAGCGCCGGCCTGTCAACCAGCAGACCGGCACCACATACAAGCTGGTCATGGCCGACGTCGACAAGTCGGTGCGCATCGGAAACGCCGGGGCGCAAACGCTGACCATCCCCACCAACGTAGAGGTTCCGTTCGAGCTGGGCACGCTGATTCCAGTGGCCGCCTCCGGCGCCGGCGCGCTCACCTTGGTTGGCGACACGGGTGTGACCGTCAACGCACCGGGTAGCGACCTGACGCTCGCGCAGTACGAACGCGGCCTGCTGCTGAAAGTCGACGCGCTGACCTGGGACTTCGTGCCGATCGGGCCATCCGCAGCCGGCTCGTCGCCGGTCGGGCGCCACATGGTGCCGATCATGGCGGCCGCGATGCAGCCAAGCGTCAGCGGCGGGTGCGGCGCACTAGCCTCGGTGGCCAGTGGCGCCAATCAGCCCGACATCGTCTACCTGCCATTCGACGCGACGACGCAGGAGTATGCGCAGTTCGCGGTGCCGATGCCAAAGAGTTGGAACGAGGGCACGGTCACGTTTCAAGCGGTGTGGAGTCACCCGAGCACAACGACGAATTTCGGCGTCGTGTGGGATCTGCAGGCGGTGGCGCTGTCGAATGACGATGCGATGGCCACAGCCTACGGGACAGCGCAGACGAGCACCGACACCGGCGGCACGACTGATGACCAGTATGTGAGTCCGGAGTCGAGCGCGATCACCGTCGGCGGTTCGCCAGCCGCCGAGGATCTTCTGCACTTCCGCGTGTCTCGCGTTACCGGCAACGGCAGCGACACCATGGCAGTCGATGCGCGGCTGATGGCGATCCTTCTCTACATCACGACTGACGCGGCCAACGACGCATGATTCCGTCGCTGCAACTCGCACAACTCGGCAGGGGCGGCCGCGCCGCCACTCCGTTTGTGATAACGGATCCCGACTTCGCGAACGTCGTGCTGCTGCTCGACATGGAAACGGGCGTAGATGGGAGCACGTCATTCATCGACCGCAGTTCATCGCCGCGCACCGTCACAGCGAACGCTGATGCGCAGGTTGACACCGCGCTCGCCAAGTATGGGACGCGGTCTTGCCTGCTTGACGGCACGGGCGATTTCCTCAGCGCCAACGACACCCCCGACTTCAACATCGGCACCGCCGACTTCACAGTCGAGGGCTGGTTTCGCACCCAGGCTGTGACCACGGCGCAGGCGCTGATCTGCTTACGCCTAACGGCCGATTCGGACACGCTGTACATCTACCGCGAGGCATCCAACCATGGCACCGAACCAAACAAGCTGCGATTGAGCGACAGCTCAGTGACGCGTGCGACAAGCACCTCAACACTGAGCAATGCGACGTTTCAGCACCTCGCTTGGACACGCGCGAGCGGTGTGCATCGGATCTTCATCGACGGCACCGTGCAGGCGAGCACGTGGTCGGCCGGCGGCTCCCCTGCTGGCGCGTACAACCCGACGGCAATCCGCATCGGCATGCACCCGCTCGGAGTGCAGCCCATGAATGGCTCTATCGACGAGGTGCGCATAACGAACAACGTAGCGCGCTACACCGCGAACTTCACGCCGCCAACCGCAGCGTTCCCGACTTCGTGAAGCAACCAGCCATGAAGCAACCCAGACTCATTCCTGGCGACAAGGCAAACCACAGAGTGCGCGGCAGCAACGTGGCCGCGGTGTGCGCATGCATTGCGTTGCTCGCCGGGGTGCTCGCTTTCGGGCCCAAGGTGGCAGTGATTTTGACCGCCGCTGCCGTCGCGCAGCTGGCTGCATACCTCGCCGGCGAGTTGGTAGAGCGCTGGCAATCGCGCATCAACGCAGAGGCCATGGCCGATGACAGGCCGCCGCCGCATTCGATAGAGCGAGCGGACGTGTATGCCACCGCCCGCGGCGGTCTGCCAGTGGCGTTGCCGCTCTTGGTGCTTGCGCTTCTGGCGGGCTTGTCATGACCTTCGAGCATGGCTTGCTCATCGGTCTGTTTGCCGGTTCAACGGCGACGTGGCTGGCTGTGATCTTGATCGATCGGTTTCTCGTTCGGCGCAGGCCGCCAGTGAAGGAGCAGAGATGGATATCCTGAGCAATCTCGCGAACCCATGGGTCTCGTGCATCGGCGGCGCCGGCGCTGCGGCGTTGTGGGTGTTCATACGGACCTACCGCAATGCGCGCAAGGCCGGCGCCGATCGCCTCGGCGCGATCAAGGACGCCGGCCGTGTCGTCATCAATGGCGGCGGCGGTCCGGGCCCCATCCCGCGGTGATGCGCACGCTGGCCGCCGGCACCATCGGCATGGCCGTGTGGCTGGCCCATTACGCGTACTACGTCTGGCCCGAGGCCACCGATGAGCGCCGCTGGGCGCACTACGTCGGCAACGGGTTCGGCTTCGCGTTGCTGTGTGCGTTGCTCATCGTCTTCAGCTGGCAATGGGGAGGCGTGGGGGCGCTGACCGTTGGCGCTGGTGCGTGGGGTGCCGCCGATGGCCTGATGGTCGGTGCGTGCGGCGCTGCGAGCTGGATGAAGCCGCGCGCGCTGGATATGTGCATCGGGCTGCTCGGGCCATGGCGCTATGCGCTGATCAGCGGCGTGCTGCTGCTGTGGTTCATGTGGATCTTGCTTCCGAGGAAACGTAAATGACTGGAGCCACCCCCGCTCATGACAGCTTGGCGTCACTGCTGCTTGGGCTCCTTGCCGCGACGCTGGGCTCGTTGCTCGGCCAAGTGGTGCTCATCCTCGGACTCTCGTTCCTTGGGGCGCTCATCGCGCTGTCTCGCGTCAAGACCGATGGTTTCCGGCACGGCCTGCTGATTCTCGGCCGCGGCATGGGGTTGGCCACTGCGTTCGGTTTCATCGGTGCCGCGCTGTGGGCGAAGTGGCTGCCTGGCTTCGACTACGCCGAGGGGGTGGCGGCGATCAGTTTCCTCGTTGGGCTACGCACGGAATGGGCGCTCGCCAAGCTCGACGCGCTGACCGGAGGCGCCGCATGAGCATCTGGCAGGTGCTGATTCAGTTGATCGCGGCCGGCATGGTGGTGTCCATCGTGTGCCGCGCGGTGAAGATGAATGCGCAGACGCGCGAGCCTGTGCGGTGGGCGCTGATGTCGCAAGGCGGCGCAGCGTTTGCGCTGGCGGTGATCCCGTTCGGCAGGCCGCATTGGCTGCCGTGGTTGATCGCGGGCTACATGGCGGCCGGGCTGGTGGTGCAGATGGTCACGGCGCGGTATTGGTCGCGCGGGCAACCCAAGCAGTTCGAGAGGTGATCCATGGGCCTGCAAGACAGCAGCTGGTTGCAATGGGTGCTGGTGGCCATCGGCGGTGCGATCTGGTGGGAAATCAGGAGCATGCGCAAGCGCTTGCACGACATCGAAGACTGGAAGGCGGCGCAGGTGCTGCTGCTGGAACACGTGCGCGAGCACCTGCTGAAAGGGAAGCAATGAACCTGCACCGCCTCTGCCGCGAATTCGCCGTCGAACTCGTCGTGCTGTCCCTCGTGGTTTTGGGTATCGCCAACGCGCACGCCCAGGTGACCGACAGGCCCATCACCAAGATGCCCGACCTGTCGGCGGTGACGATGGACACCAACATCGAAGAACGCCGCGCCTGCGCAGTGTGGTGGGGCCTGGACGACGACAAGTTCGGCGACTGGCAGCTGCGCCGAGCGTTCTGCCGCGACGCCGGTTGCTATGCGTTCGGTACCGACCTGAAGAAGATGACCGTGGCGCGCACGCGCACCGTGGCCGATGCCGATGTGGCGGCGTGTGTGGCCCGCATGCAACCGCGCCCGGCCGCCACGTGGGTGGTGGACCGCCCCACCAGCACCGACGGTACACGCCCGGTGTACTGCCTCAAGGCCGACGGCACGCGCGACACGAAGGCCTGCGACCGTGTGTCGGACGTCATCAAGGGCAATGGCGGCGATGCCGGTAAGTCAACGCCGCGCTGGTGCTACTGCCAACGGCGCAGCAAGGAGACGACCACCGGAGGGCCGTACTGTGCGTATGCAGACGACAAGCCGGATCGGAACCTGCGCGATGCCGTGGTGCGCGTGGTGGCGTGCAGGCCAGGGCAGTGAGATGGGTGCCAGGCTGCCGATCGAGCAGTTGATGCGGCGTGTGGATGGCGCTGGCCGGCTTAGCGTGCTCGACAACAAGAGTCAGCGCAATCGGTGGCACTTCCACAACCCGGTACCAAAGGGCTGGCTCACTTACGAGCGCACGATCGAGATCCTCGGCTGCACTCGGGATGGGCTGCGGCACATGCCCATCGCGCGCCGGCCGTTCCCGGGGCAAAAGGGCTACATCTACCTCGAGGCCGACGTGCGCGCGCACGCCGAGACCCCGGCGCTCAGAGCGAGGCGCCTGGCGCGCGAGATCGCACAGCAGCAGGCGCCAACCCGAGCCTGAGTCAGGAGAGTCCCATGATCCTCGAGAACGAACGCGCCGTGCTGAAGCTCATCCAGTGGGCCGAGGGCACCGACAAGGGAGAAGACCCGTACCGCGTGTGTTACGGCTACAAGCACACCATCGTCAGCTTCAAGGATCACCCGTCGATCACCGGTGAGTGGATGGGCGAGAAGTTGCCGGACTGGATGTGCCGCAACGCAGGCCAGGGCCCGGGCTGCGTGAGCACGGCGGCCGGTGCGTACCAGATGATCCGGCCAACGTGGCGCGGTATCCGTGACCGCCTGCGCCTGCCGAGCTTCGATCCGGAGTATCAGGACCGAGCGGCGCTTTACCTGATTGCCAACCGCGGCGCGCTCGAAGACGTGCATGCCGGCCGCATCAAGACCGCCATTGCCAAGTGCTCGGCCGAGTGGGCGAGCCTGCCGGGCAACTTCGCCGGCCAGCCGCAGCGCCGCCAGGATGACTTGCTGGCTGCGTTCGAGCAGGCCGGCGGTAGGCTGGCTTGATGCTCGGCAAGCTCCTCGGCTTCGCGCCCTGGTGGGCATGGCTGGTCGGTGCCGCGGCGCTCGCAGCCATCGGCGCTGCTGGCGGATACAAGGCAGGGCGCTACGTCGGCGCGCTCGATCTGGCGCACGAGCAGCGCGATCGAGAGGCGGAGAAAGCCGCTGCCGCAACGATCTCGGGCGAATGGCAGCGCAAAGCGCGGGCCGCTGATGCGCGCGAGCGCGAGCTCGAACGCATGCTGACCGACATTGCCAGGAGCATCGACCGTGATGGATTCCAGACCGCCGAGAAACTGCGCGCTGCTGTTGGCCGCGCTGACGCTGCTGCTGTCGGGCTGTCGGCTCAGCTCGGCGCCGTTGTTGCCGACGCCACCCGAGCTGCCGAAGCCAGCGCGAGTGCCGCCGATGCCCGAGAGCGCCAGGCAGCCGCCGAGGCCGCCAGAGTGCTCGCCGACGTGCTCAGACGCTGCTCAGCTCGCGTTTCAGCAGTGGCAGGCTACGCTGACAGCGCCGCGGCCGCCGGCGAGCGCTGCGAGCGCTGGGGCGACGCGGTAGCCGCCGACCTGCCGGCGAGCACCCGCTCGATCAGTGGCGCCAGCACGCGCGCGGAATCCTCGGCCACCAGCCCGTAGAGTTCGGCGTTCGGGTGGACGCCATCGGGCACCATCCGCCGCCAATCGAGCAGGCCCCCCACGTGCGCGTGCGTGTCAATCAACGGCGCGCCAATCGACTTGGCCACCTCGCGCATCGCCTGGGCGTGCGCATCGCTGCTGTAGGGCCGCGAGTGCAGTGGGTTGGGCGTCTTCAGCACCAGCCCCGGCCGGCGCAGTGCCAGCAGGTTCGCGCGGTATTCGTCCAGCGGCACGCCGAGGCGCGCATCGTTGATGCCGAAGTTGATCACCACCAAGTCGAAGGTCCGATCGGTCGCGGCAAGGTCGCGGCTGGTGGTGCCGCTGATGGCCCGGTTGACCACCAGCACGCGACCAGCACCGAACCGTCGCTCGAGCGCAGTCTGCAATGCCTGCGCCGGCGTGACGCTGGCTAGCTTCTTCGTACTCCCGTCGATGCCTTCGTTGGTGCTGTCGCCGTAGAGCGCGATGCGCACCGGCGCGGGCTCCGCCGTGGCGTTGAGCACCAGAGCGAGTAGAGCAAGGAAGGCGTATCGCACGCCTGCATGGTAGACCTCGACTCAGGTGCGCGGCCGTGAAAACATGCCGCTCCGCTGCACCGTTACGGGGGCCGCTGGGCTACTGCGGCGTGCCCTTCGGCGTGTTATCGGCGTACACCTCGCGCCAGGCGACGGCCGCATCCGGATTGCAGATGCACGCCTTGCCCTCGGCGTCGCAGCCCTCGTGCGGCCATGGCTGCAGGTGATCCACGCAAACCCAGCGCTCGCCCCGGCAATGATGGCAGCGCGGCGTGCTGTGGCCGGTAGGCGTGCGCATGAAGGCGTCGATGAACTCCTGTTCCGTCACCGGCACCTCTTCGGTGATGTGGGAGCCTTCGACCGGCTCGGGCGTGCAGTAGTTGCCGTAGTCGCGCTCGGCGCTCTCTTTGGTGAGGTGGCCGGTCACCCATGGCTTGCCGCCAAAGATCACGCGCCAGCGGTAGAGGTGCCTGGTTTTCATCGCTTCGGCTTTCGAGGCTCGCTGAGCGTCTCGTTGTACCGCTTGGCCGCCTCCACCGCATCCCCGCCCGCCGGATACGTATTCGCCGCGATGGTCATTGCGACCTTGTGGCTCAGGTGCGGCCGAAGCGCTCGCAGGGCGTAGGTGAAGGCAAGGAGCCAGGTGGTGCGGGGGTCGTCCACTGGGGCAGGATAGCGCCATCGACCATTGCGATGCGCTGCCCCACCCAGCGCGCGCAGTTCACCGCCCAGCTATTGCCGATGGCCTTGTAGCGAGGGCCGTCCTTGGCGGGCTTGCCGCGGTAGGTGATGGCGGTGTAGTGATCGGGGAAGCCCTGCAGGCGCTCGCACTCGATTGGCATCAATCTGCGCACGCGCGCTTGGTGCAGCACCGCTGCACCGCTGGGATCGGTGTCGATCGGGCCGTTGATCGGGCCGTTGATCGGGTCTTGCCGCGCGTTGAACGCGATCGCAGGCGCGTGCGCGTGCGCGGCAACAGGGTGGCACGGATCGCCGGGCTGTGGGTTGCTGCGGTTCTCGCGGCTGGTGATCTGCGTGGTGTCGAACGCGATGAACGTCTCGGTTTCGAAGTCGTGGCGGCCGGTGCCGCCGTGGGCCGAGAGGGCCGAGGCTACGTCGCGGGAGCCGCTGGTGTTGTTGCCGCCGTAGGCGACGAGTTGGTTCGCCGCCGCTTCGTCCGCGCCGATGCGCCATCCTGCGCCGGGTCCGGTGCACTGGATTGCGCCCGCGACGATGTTGGTGTCATCTTCCTGTCGCCGTCCGGCGTACCCGCCTCGGCCACCGCTTTCAGCGCCGCGAGTAAGTGTGGCGGCAACGCGCGCCCCCGCGCTTCGGCGCGGCGCAGGATCCCCGCGCAGGCTCTCGCGCTCAAGAAGTACCGCTGCGGCACTTCGCCAGTCTCCAAGACATCCGACAACGAACACACGCTGCCGTCGCTGGGGGACGGCACGAGCGTAGCCGTCCACTCGCACAAATTGAGCGTCAAGAACTCGGTAGGCGAACCCATACCCGATGAAGGCCAGGAGCCCGAGGAAGGCACCAAAGTCCCGTCCTCCATTGCTCGACAGTACGCCGGGGACGTTCTCCCAAACCAGCCAGCGGGGCCGATACCTTGCAGCAATGGCACCAAAGGTGAGCATGAGCTGGCCACGCGGGTCATCCAGCCCCGCGCGCAATCCGGCGTTGCTGTACGACTGGCAGGGTGTTCCTCCGCAGAGAAGATCGAGAGTTGCATCGGGCCAGTCCTTGAAGCGCGTCATGTCGCCGCGGTTCGGCACGTCGGGGTAGTGGTGCTTCAGCACGGCGCACGGAAAGGCGTCGATCTCGCTGAAGAACTGCGCGCGCCAACCGAGCGGGCGCCACGCCACGCTGGCGGCCTCGATGCCGGAGCACACGCTGCCGAAGCGCACGACTCGCCTACACCTTGCAAGCCGTCGACTGCAGCTCTGGATGGTGGAAGCACCGGTCCAGTTCGGCGGGAGAGGTGCAGGCGGTGAGGGCTGCAGTGCCCATCGCGAGCAGCAAAGCGACGCGCCGAATGCGCCGGCGATTTTTGGAATCAGCGTTGCGCTTCCCAGGTGAGAATCTCTGGAAAACGTCGATCTTTGGAATATGAATCGGGGCTGAAACCCGCGCCAATGCTGGCGCCGCCAACCGGCCTGTCACGCCGGGGGTCGCGGGTTCGAGTCCCGTCCACTCCGCCAACACATCAAGTGTCATTGCGCGTCCTCTCGATAGCGCTCGCTCACGTAGAGCAAACTTTGGAATATCACGCATAGTTTTTGGAATATGCGGCCGGTATTCATCAACCCGCAGGCTTCGCAACTCGCACGCGCCTGCGGTCATACACCTGACGAATCATTCGCTCGCTGCTGTGCAGGGTTGCGTCCTGCACATCTCGATCGCCGCGCGCGAGTTTGTCGCTGACGCCCATCGGTCGGCAGTCTTGCAGCGAGAAGGACGCGAAGGCGAGCTTGCGCTTGGCAGCCTCTTCGACGCAGGCGTGCATCAGCACCGAGAGGGTCTTCTTCCAGCCGCCCTTGGTGTACTTCTGGCCGCTCAGGTTGCCGAAGACGTACCACGCACCGGCGAGCTTGTTGCGCTTGATCGCCAGCGCTTCGTCGATGGTGGCGCGCAGCTCGGGGCTCCACTCGATGAGGCCGACCTTTTCGGCCTGGCCTGCCTGACGCTTGGCTGCCTTCCAGAAGATGCCGCGCTCGGCGTCGATCTGGTCGCGGGTCATGGCGCGCACCTCGACTGAGCGGCGCACGCACAGCCACGCGGTCTTGCACGCGAGCGCGACGATGTGCTGCGGGCCGCCGAGCTTGCGCCCGACCTCGACCGCGAGGCACAGCTCCTGCGCCGTGACGGCGCGCTGCGCCTTCTCGGTGACGAGCTTCTCGACGCCGTCGAAGGGGTTGCTCTTGATCCAGCGCCGGCGCACGGCCCACTCGAGCATCACGTGCGCGAGCGCGATTTCCTTGTTGCCCTTCTCGGGCCGCGGCCGCGGGTTGCCCTTCTTGTCTTTGGCGATGAGGCAGGCGTCGAGGTGGTCGTAGGCGTCGCCCTTCTCCATCTCGGCGACCTGCATGTCGTCGAAGCTGCGATTGAGGGCGGCGATCTCCCGCTCGTTCTCCTTCAGCGTGCTGTCGGCGCGCTTGCCTGGGGTGCCTGCGGGTAGCTCGCGCTGCCACTTGAGCCAGGCCTTGGCCAGCGCTGCGAACGAACCATCAGCTGGCGCGCCCGAATCGATCTCGGCGGCCTTGCGCACGGCCTGCAGGCGCAGTTCGGCGATCTTGGCGCGCTGACCCAATGGGCAGCTGAGGCGAAAGCTCCAGGCGCCGCTGTCGGCCTTGTGGCCGATGGAGTAGGTGCGCTTGCCGAAGCGCTCGTAGACGCGTGGCGGCAGGCCGTCTGGCTTTGATCGTGGGCGGATCATGCGGGCTGCGTCATCCACTCGGTTTTCGCGCGCCTGCGTGTGGTGCCGGTGATGGGCTGGCCGCTCATGCGCGCGTCATGGTACGCCCGGGCCACCTTCGGGATGTCGCCGCGGCGTGCCGGAAGCTCGAACACCCAGTGCCGTGCATCCAGCCAATCGCACATGCGCTTGGGCTGCACTGTTCCCGTCAGCTGCTCGAGCTGTTCGCGGGTGAGGTGCAGGGCTTCGCTCATGTCAGGCCTTGGGCTCCCCTGTCTGTTGAGTGAGATTCATGGGATTCTTTTGTTCATTTGGCTGGAGCGCTTCGGCTACACCGCTGCATGCGCCCAGTCATTCAGAGTGCCCTTCGCGGCGCATGAACTCTTGGACACCTTCCATTGCGTCCATGACGGCAGCAGCGGCGCTGGCCATCTGCTCGGCGTACTTCTCGTGCACGTAGCCATCGACCCAGTGGGCCTCTTCACAGTTCTCGTTGCCCCAGGCTTCAATGTGCGCCACGAGGCTTGCAAATAACGCTGGTTTCATCGCTCGGTCTCCCGCTCAGGCCGCTGCACCGCTCCAAGCGAAGCCTCTGCCGAATGAACAAGAGAAGGGGCAGGCCCCTTGGCTGCATTGGGTGCGACGTAGAGCGGGCGAGCGTGCGGCTCTGGCATGGTCTGGTCGGGGTAAACCATCGCCCCCTGTTTCTTCTCCGTGAGCACCGACCATTCGTACTGACCTATCCACGCCACAGGCTCGGCTGGCGCTTTACCTGCCTCTCCTGTCTTGCGTGAACCGACATCGTCTCGCAGAGCAGCAATCTTCTTCCCTGGCTCTGATGCATCTGGCAGCTCAAGGGAGGCTCTAACTGCAGCGCGCAAATCGCTGTAGCTCACGCCGTGTTTGCTGGCGAATTCGTGCAGCACGTCGTAGCGCAAGCGATTGATGACGTCCTGTCGCCCGGCAGAGTAGGTCTCCGCATGCTCAAGCATAGATTGCGCGAAATCGGCCTGCACCCATGGGGCTGGCGCTTTACCTGCCTCGGATGCAAGGGCGTCGATGGCGGCGTGAAACCGTTGGCGTGCAGTTGCCGATGTTTCTGCCAAGGCGGCAAGTTCCATTTGTCTGCCGTAACCATCACCGGCACTGCGTAAGCATTCGATGTGAGCTTTTTCCGCCGACGCAGCTACGTCAGCCAGCCGCTTCACTTCTTCCGCCTGCACCCCTGGGGTGGCGCGGGTGTCGGGCTGGGGTGGTGCGAGATCGTGCCACTCACGAGCTTCGCCGTGGAGCACTTCAGCCGGCCCACAAATCGACAACGGGAGGCGCATCACACTTTTCCATTCGTCGCGTGGCCACCAGTGCGTGTCGTCCTTGTCAACACTGGCCGAAACCGATGACCGCCCAGGCTTCCAGCAGCGAAACAGCCAGGCTTGAGGCTCCTGCGCTGCATCCAGTGGGGTGGCGCGGGTGTCGGGCTGAGGTGGTGCAGCCCGCAATGCAGCTCGCGCACAAAGCACAATCGATTGGCAGCGCTCCGGCCAATCGCTGTTGAAGTGCTTGGCGGCAAACTCCAACGCATCACGGAATGAAGGCGCAGCGAGCGCACGATTCGCATAGGAAGCCCTGGCGCCGGAACTACGAGCCATCTCATGCAGAAGGCTGATCCGTGCTTCCGGTGTTGCGCGAGTGACAAGCGTGCAATCAGCCAAGGGCGCCAGCGACTCAGGCCAACCGCACGCACACAGCATGTCGCCCTCCACGAACGCCACCAGCCACTGCTCACCCGATGGCTTGTGCAGAACAACGTCACCCGTGTCGATCTCCTGCGCTGCATCCAGTGGGGTGGCGCGGGTGTTCTCCGCGATGGCTTCGATGGCAGCCTGGGCAATCTTGCGATGTTGTTCTTCGATTGCCTCAGACGAATAACGGGCAAGGGTCATCGCCGTGCCGAACCCGTACACATCGCGCGCGATCTGTCTGGCAACGCGATCAACAAGAGCGCGGGTGTTCTCTGGTTGGTGTGTCATGCTGTGCTTTCTTTGTTCATCAGATCCGGCGGTGTGGCAGAACTGGAATTCTGGTCATTTGGCTCAGGCGCTTCGGCTAGAGACCCGAGGTTCTTCGATTGGCTTAGGCGCTGTACTCACGCTCGGCCGTTTCGCAAAACAGTCCGCAGTCAGGAAGGTGCTCTTTGCGGTCGATTGGCCCTGCCGGCAAGTCGTAAAGCGAAAAGCGCTCTCCCTTGTTGGGGCCGGACTGGTGTCGAAGAATGTAGGCGCTCGGGCCAATCTCTGATTCGACCTTAGCGAGTGCATAGAACTGCTCTGGGAAGTCGTGGCGAATGGATCTGAAGTAGCCCATGCCACCCTTGACACAAGCGATGCAGTTCGCATTCTGGTAGCCCATGCGGTACATCAGCGGCAAGACGATGCCGGAACGCTCGATCATGGCTTTGCAGTCGTTCTTCGTCAGCCCTCGCTCAATGAGAGGGAACAATACTTTCCGATCCGGCCACGCCTCGGTGAAGTCGTCGGCTCGGTCTTGTTCCTCGGCGGTGAATCCAAGGACCATCACGTCATCTGGGCGCTTCCACTTATCCAGCAAGCCGCGTTTGATGCGTTTGGTACAAGACGCTCCGCTGATCCCGCGGATAAAACGTTCTCTGCGAAAGACCTCGATCACGTCAGCGCCGTACTTTTCGTCTTTGATGACGGTGATCTCTTTGCCGAACCACCGTTCGCAGTCAGCCAAGAAGCGCCGGTTGTCTTCGTGTTCATTCTTCAGGTAGGCGTTTAGGATCACCGCCTCTGGATGCTGGGCGAGCACGAGTTTGGTTGCCACAGCCGAAGTCGCTCCGCATGAGAACTGACACACGATCCGGCTCAACGCTCGATCCCCCGAAGTGGCCGCTGCACCGCTTCTCCATCGCGCTCGGTCTGATGACCCATCGCAGAATCTAAGGCTGCTGCCTGCACTGGCTGTGCGGTGGCATGGTTCAAGCGAGCAGCCAATGTGTCCATTGCATCGCGCCCAACCTCTCCGTAAAGACTCTTGATGCAGATGCCGTGCACCCACAACTGCGCATAGCCAGCGTCAGTAATCTTCACGGTCGCCACAGGCTCAGCGGCTGCCTGCACTGCGGAGACTTCAGGGATAGCGGCCAGAGCAGCCCTAGCGTTCCAAAGCGCAATTGCGCCGCGGCCTTGCCTGTCATCGAATATGACGGTTGCACCACAACACAAGCACCCGATGCGTTCGATGTACTCGTAGGTCAGTGATGCTGAGCCGCAAAACGGACACGGCTTCAGCTCGCGCATCTGGTCAGCCATTTGTGCCCTCCTGAGAACGTGCTATGTCAATTGCGCGCCAGCCGATCGGTGTGCCGGCCATCCCGTGCCAAGACCATCCGCCGCCGTTGTGGTCAAGCCATTGGCCGCGCACGACCTGTTCCCATGACTCGCCCTTGATCTTCTTTTCGCTCTTGAGCCACAACCAGTAGTTGCGATGGCGAATCATCAACTCGACTTCGCTACCATCCAGCGGCGCGTAAACCATTGCGCTCCACCTCTGCGCATCTGCTCGCTCTTGGGATAGGGCGGTGAGGGCGTATTGCTTTGCGTATTCCTGAACCTGCTCGATCCTGATCCACACCCGATCACTGGTACGGCCGTCGTTTTTCACAAAGCCTTCGAGTGGAGGCAGCTCAGGAAGCCCTGCTTCTGTATCGGGGGTCATTGTTCAGTGCGTCCCGGCGAAAGCCTCGGTAGGCGTGAGGCTCGGCTTGCCGTCGACCGGCTTCTTGTCCGGCGCGACCTTCGGCGCCAGCAGCGTGACGCTGATCTGTTGGCTGATCTTCATGCCGATGATGCCGAGCGACTCGGCGCTGATGTCGCTGGTGCCCACACGCATCGAAAGCTCGACGCTGCCGCCTTCGACGGGGACCACACGCAACTTGTCGACCTTGCACGAACCGAACGTGACTGGGTCTTCCTCGTCGATGCCGTGATCGACATTGAGCGTCCAGCCTTCGAACGGGCCTAGGCTGAGCGCGACGTGTTCTAGGCACTTCGTGCGCAGCGTGGGCGCGAGCTCGTCGACGCCATCGACGGTCTTGTTGCGCGGAACGTGGTAGAGCGCCGGCCGCAAGTCTTTGCTCAACAGGTCGAGCAGCGTGTTCGGTCCGGTGATCTTCAGGCCCAGCGACACGGCTGGCACTTCTTCGTCGCCATGCTTCTCACTGCGGTTGGTCACGGACACCAGGAGCGCCCTGGTCTGGTTGGTGATTTCGAACATCGTTTGCTCCGGTGGTTGGTGAAGAAAGAGGGCGGCACCTTGCGGTGCGCTGGCTGGCAAGGAGGGAGGGAGGGAGGAGGATGAGAACCCAGCCAGGCGCGCCCGGGAAACTAGCCAGTCGGCCCGATCTGCATCTGCTCGGCCTTGATGTCTTCGACCTGGATGCCGTCGCCGAAGCACTCCACGAGGTCATCCTGCGATGCAACGCGCACCTTCGCGATGTCGCGCGCGACGTGCATCAATGCCGTGGCGGGGTGCGTGGCGCGGACGAGGCGGTCGTTCTCGCCGACCGTGACCCGGTAGATGCGGCCCTTCATGTGGTGCTCCATTTGGTCCGGTAGTGCTCACCCAGCGCGTCGTTCTCGTTGCTGTCCAGCACGCTGCGCGCTTCGTCGAGCACAAGCTGAGCGGCGTCGATGTCGAGCGCGTTGTCGATGCGCTCTTTGAACTGCGCAAGCGAGGCACCCTTCTTCGGTGATGCCGGCTTCGCCGTCTTTGCGGAAGCAGCGGCCTTCACCGCATCAATGCCGCTCGCGCTGGGCTCGGGGGGCGCGATGTCGAACCACTCCGACGGTGCGCTCATGTCGTCGCGCAAACTTGCATAGATCCGCTTGAGCGATACCACCTGCGCTGCCGTGATCGCGTCAAGCCGGCGCTGAATGCGCTTCTCGATGTGCTCTTTCGTCACACCGAACTCGGCGAATGCCGTGATCATTTTCGCCATGGCCTCGGAGCTGGTGTCGGCGTTGGCCTTCAGCGTGACCTCAGCCTGCTGCATGGCGGCCTCGGTCACATCGCCTGGCACGGAGGCCAGGATGCAAGCGCGCAGTCGGCGTTGCGCCTGGTTGGCGCACAGCTCGTAGATGTCGCGCTCATCCTTCAGCTTGTAGCCGCCAGACTTCGTGTCGCGCCAGTGCCGCACGATGAACTGCAGCCGCTTGCTGTTGCGGCTTTGCAGATCGACGCAGAAGGCCTCGACTTCGGAGAACGGCACGCCGTCGACAGCGACCCCGCGCTGCAGCTCACGCCAGCCACTGTCCATGTTGCCCCACTGCTGGGCGATGGCTTCGGCCGCGCGGATACTCGGGCCAGCAATGTCGGTGCCGCCACGCGCGAATTGATAGGCGGCCTTCTCGGCGAGCGTGCGACGCGAGAAAGCATTCAGGATGCGATCCATTGCGCCTACCTCATCGCGTGGGAAACGCTCCGCCATCAAATACTTGGTCTGCGTCTCGGCCAACTCGCGGCTCTGGTTCTGGCGCGAGCCGGCACTGTCGTGCGGCGCGACGGCAGTGCGGGCGGCGAACGGTGACTCGACAACTTCGGTGTTCAAGCGATCTCCTTCATGGCCCACGAGGGCAGGGTTATCGGCTGGATGCCGGTCTGATAGCCGGGCCAGTGGTTGGTGCGTCTGCACTCGGCGTAGAGATCGAGCAGGCGCCTGTTCTCAGCGCGCGCCCGATCGAGCACCTGGTCATCGAGCATGTATGCCGCAGCAACGTGAGGCCATGACGACTCGGCGGCTGCGAACACGAATCCGTGCACGTGCTTGCCTGTCGCAGCCTCGTAGCCGTCCGAATACCAAGCCGCCTGCAGGTGATAGTCGAAATTCCAGATGGCGCGCGAGAAGCCAGCAAGGCTCGCGTCGATGGTGGTTTTGCCATCGACCAGGATGACGCCGTCACCAACCGGCGACGTCCAGTCCGGCCGACACTTGCACAGCTCGCCAGTCTTTTCGTCGATCCAAAATGCCGACGCCTCGCCCACGCCGTCGCTCAGCAGAGCAGCCACCTCAGGGAGGCTGCGCATGGCACGCGCTTGGCCGGCGGCTAGGGCCATCGCTTCGGCGTCGACGATCTCAAGCGTCTGCGCTTCGCGCCAAGCCTTGCCTTCTTTCGTGCGCAAGTCGAGGCCGGCCGGCTTGACCACGTAGCGCAGCGCAACCTGGTCGGGCTCGAACACGCAGCAATGCACGAGGGCGCCGTTTTTGAGGGCAGGAGTGGGCTCGCTCGGCGCCGGCCGATCTGGGTCCAACTGCATGCCGTAGAAGTGCGCCGGGCTCTGGCGCATGCGCTTCAGGCCCCCCGCGCTCATCGCAAGGGTGCTGTGATAGACCTCAGGCGGCATGCCGAGGATCAGGCCGAGCGGCGGCGCAATCGCGTTCATGCCTGCGATTCCTCTCGCTTGGGCACCAGCACAGCGATCAGCGATGGCGACGCCTTGACGACTGAGACCACTTCGCCGTGCTCGTTCTCGAACAGGCGTCTAAAGGCCGAGCTGAAGCCGTCGGCCGGGGACTCGACGATCATCACGTCCCCTTCTTTGGCCTGCAGCTTCGTGAAGCCTTCCCATTCACTGATGACGCGCATGTTCTTCAGCTCGCCGTCGTTCGTCTTGACGGTGTAAGCGCGCTCGGGGATTAGGGTGACTTTCATCGCCAAATCCGAGCAATGCGCTGCCACAGCGGCGGCTTCAGATAGAACGTCCGCGGCGTCTCGTGCCACTCACGCCTCGGCTCAGGCGTTGTCAGCAAGCGCTGCAGCAGCTCGGCATGCACGCCAGGGTCGCGCGGCCGCTGCTGTTGCGCGAGCAAGCCGACACAGACGCGGCCGGTCCAATAGAGGCGGCGGCCTGTGCCAGGAACAGTGATCGGGCCCGGAGGGACGGTGCTCTCGGCGTTTTGCAGCCAGGGCAGGGCGAGGCTCATGTCGACGGCCCCGCGAATTTGTAGACCAGCGCCGCTAGCGTCATCGTGATCGCGCCGGCCAGCATCAGGCACAGCCCCCAGTTGATCGGCTCGCGCTGCGGCCTGCGATACGGGTTCTCGCGCGTGCGCATCGCTCGGCGAGGCATCACCTCGGTTTGCGGCCACTTGGTGTCGCACCTGCGCGGGCCGGTCATCGTGCGTTGGTTCATTTGCTCCTCGCCTTCTTGATGGCCTCGGACAGCGTTGCGATGACCGAGTCGAACTCTGCGAGCTCGCGCACGACCTTGTCGTCGTCGACCATTCCTGTTTCCTTGCTGACGTGCGATTCGAAGATCGCGCGCCGCCACCCGTTCAACAGCCGGCGCGCTTGCTTCGCGGTGCGATCCGACAGAGCGATCACTTGCCAGGCTCCACCCGCCGCAGTAGCGCCCGGCACTCATTCGAGAACGCCAGCGCCGTGCGCGCCACATCCGGCGGCACTCCGGCCACCAGCGACAGGCTGGCCAGGTGGTTCATCGCCTTTCGCAACTGCGCTGTCACCTCGCGCGCCGTGTCGTTCGAGGCGCGCACCGGTGACGCAGGCACGCCCAATGGCCATTGCGCGTCCTGCACCTGCATGTGGTCGAACACGCGTGCTGCGTGGGTGAGGTCGCGAGGCGGGCTCATGAACCCACCACCACGAGGCTGCCGAAGTCGTCGACGACAGCTCTGAAGTTTTCGCAACTGGGCTCGTCGACGGTGATCACATACGGCGCTTCAATCCCTTCGCCATGCCAGCCCAGTAGCAATTCGACTTCGCGGGTATGGAACCACCAGCACCGCACCGACGCAGTGCCGTACATGCTGTCATCGCTATGGCGCACGGCGCTCATGCGGCACCTGTGGCTTTGGCGATGGCGGCGCTGATTGCGTCGTTGGCTTCGTGCCACCCAGCCGACTCACCATCGAATCGCTCCATCTGCTCTTGAGCGAGGCGCAGCGCGGCCAGCAGATCAGGCGCTGCGGCGATCAGGCGAGCGTTTGCCTCAGACTCATCGCGCAATGTGTAGTGGCAGGGAATGCTGCTGTGCCAGCTCATTTCGCAAACGACGATGTCCTTGGGGCCTCGCACCACGTACAGCGTGTCCGCCTTGTTGACGTGGAAGTACCACGGCCCCGGTGTGTGCTGCACGCTCATGCCGCCTTCCGCGCGTCGACGAAGTCACCCACCCGCTTGACGATCGGCAGCGGATGACCATAGCCGGGCTCGTAGTTCTGCAGCCACAGCGCACCGGTGGGGTCGACGATCTGCTGCTCGTGGCGCAGCACTTCCAGCGCCGCCCGGCACGTGCGCACGCGGCGGTAGTCGTCGCTGAACTCGAAGCTCCAATCGAAGTGCTGCAGAGCGCTGACGTACGCTGCGCGGCGGAGCACCAGCGGGTCTTCGACCTTGGGCACGAACGGCGGCGCGGTTTCGCGCAGGAGGTCGAGCACGGTGTTCATGCGGCCACCCGTTGGGCGCGCAGCACCGACAGCACGTAGTGCGCGGCATCGGCCAGATCGATGCCGGCGGCGATGAGGATCTCGGCAGCGCGCTTGATGCTCTGGCGCGCAACGCACTTGGCGCGCAGCACGGCGATTTGGAGTCGGGTGAGTTGCATGTGTGGGCCTCCCGTTGCGATGAATGCATCAAACCATAGTTCGCCATTCTTGGCAAACCATAGTTAGCAATTTGCGGGAAAATACTTAGCCAACCTGTGGGGGATGTCACATGTCAGGCACGCCAACTCTCGTTCGTACACTGCACCACGAGGGGGCCTCAAGGCAGGCCATGCAGCATTGGCAGTACGGTCTGAGCGTGCGCGTTCAGGCTGCAGTCGACGAAGATGGCATCGCCTTTTGGCGCATCGCTGGCTTCCTCACGGCGGAGACGCTGGGCCCGGTGCTGGCCGACGCGGCCGCCTGGCACTTGCAAGCACAGGCCCTCGCGCACGTGGCCGACTACAGAATGGCGATGGTGCGGGTGGACCTGCGCGTCTTCCTGGCGCTCGCGCGGTCAGTCGTTCAGCCGCGCACAGCGATCGGGCGCCCGATGGCGATCGTGCCCCACCTGCACCAGGTGGCCTATTTCGGCGCGTACAGCGATGTGATGGCGCGCACTGGGGTGTGGCGCCAGGTTTTCACCGACTACGACGAGGCGGTGGCGTGGGCGTGGAAGGCGGCGGCGTTCCGTCTTCGCGCAGGATTTGTCGGATCACACCCATACACGTCCAGAACGCCTCCTCACGACGCTCCGCCGGAACCCGATCAAGCATCGCACCGAGCTGTTGGGCCGATAAGCTGAGGCCGGTAGAGGCTTTGCCGATCGCAAGCCAGTCCGGGTCGCAACCGTAGAACATGGCGGCTCGCGCATTGTTCTCGGCGCTGAAGCTGTTGGTTTGACCCTTCAGCACCTTGCGCACAGCCTGCCAGCTGATCTCCAGATGCTTGGCCAGGCGGTGAAGCTCTTCGCTGGGCGGTTCCGCCCCCTCTTTCGCGCCCATGAGTTGGGCCAGCCTATCCCCGTACTCCATGGTGAGACATGTTGACGGCTGAGGGCTAACACTAGTTCGGCCAACCCTTCCCGACATCGGCGAACTAAGGTTAGTATTCGCCTCATGCTCAAAACGGAAGCGATCGACCTGCTCGGCGGCACCGTCTCCGCGGCGGCCAAGGCCATCGGGATCAGCTGGGAGGCCGTGAACAAGTGGCCCGACGAACTCCCACCCCGAATCGCTGACCGCGTCCAAGCGGCTCTCTGGCGTCAGGAGCACGGCTTACCCGTGCACGAGGCAGGTGACCAATCCACTGCGGACGCCTGAGCGCGTCGCAAAGGGAGTGCTGATCGATGGCTGAAAAGTTCACGCGCCAATTGCCAGTCGTTCGCTGTGGCGAAGCGCTCGAAACAGCGCTCATGCGCTTGGCGTCCGAAGACGACCGCGTGCTGTCGGACTACATCCGACGCGTTCTTTCGCTCCACTGCTTTGGTCATGTCAGCAATGGTGCCGACGACTGCGAGTGCTGTGGAGAAAGCATTGCACTGCAAAGCAATGCACGATCGCGCGGGCCGCGCAAATGAACGCTCAGCGGCGGTTTGAGGCTGTTTTTTTTGCCAGCGTGCGCAAATTTTGCGGTCGAGTTCGCCCAGCGGGCCCCCCTTTTGCAACTCGCGCAGCAAGTGAGCAATCGAGGTGCCCGGCGTGAGCTATTTCTGGACGACCACGGAAGTGACCGCGCTGCGCGAGGCGTATCCCGCCGGGGGCCTGCCCGCAGCGCAAGAGGCGCTGCCGAAGCGCAAGCGACACGCGATCTACGGGAAGGCGCAACAGCTAGGCCTGCGCGCGCCACCCGTTCTCTCGCCGACCGCCGGCAAGCGCTTCGCACGCAAGTATCCGAACAGCGAGCGAATCGACGACGCGATACGGCATGGCTACGCCACCGCAACCAAACGCGGCGACTACGGGCGCATCGCCGTTCTGGTGGATCGGCCCAAGTGGTGGGTGCACAAGCGCGCGGCGCAGCTCGGGCTCGCTCGCAACGGAGATCGACGTCTCGATGTGTGGCAGCGCGAGGAATTGGCCATCCTCGAAAAATACGTGGCCTGCGACATAAAGGTGATCGGGCAGAAGCTGCGATCGGCCGGCTTTTCGCGTACTCCAACCGCGATCGGCGTCAAGCTGAAGCGGCTGCAGCTCGATCGCACGGATCCGAACGCGTGGACAGCGACTGACCTGGGCGGGCTTCTTGGCGTCAACCGCGCAACGGTTGCTGACTGGATCGAGCGCCGCGGGCTCAAGGCCAAGAAGAAGCCTCGCGGCGAGTCGTTCATGTGGGTCGTGCAGCGCAAGGATCTGCGCGCTTGGATAGCGTCGAACCCGCGGTGGATCGATCTGCGGCGCGTGGATCAGCCGTGGTTCATGGACTTGGTGTTTGGGGCGGCGGCGTGAGCGAATCGACGCTGCCAACGCCCATGGTGCCCGCCGAGGTCGACCTTCGCGGCCTGGAATACATGCCGCTCTTCGGCAATCACCTTTTCGGCAGCGAGTTCAACGCCGCCGCCAGCGATGCCGAGTGGCGCGCCGCGGTCACGCTGTGGTGGGCGGCTTGGAACCAGGTGCCTGCAGGCTCGCTGCCAAGCGACGACATCGCGCTTTGCAGGCTCGCCGATCTCGGGCGCGACCTGAAGTCGTGGCGCAAGCTGAAGGACCGCGCGCTGCACGGCTTCACCCATTGCAGCGACGGCCGCCTGTATCACGAGTTCGTGTGTGCGCAGGCTCTCGTGGCTTGGGACAAGCGCGTCAAGGATCGTGAACGCAAGGCGAAGTGGCGCGCGTCACGCGACGCGGCCGGAGACGGGGACAAACCACCAAACGGACCTAACCCGGAACAGGGACGGGACGCGGCTGTCCCCGCTGACGGGAAGCGACGTGACGAGACGGGACGGGACGATGTTTCGAATACCACCAGCCTGACGGCTGGTTCCGCTCGACCTCCGGCCGACCGCCCGCAGCTCGCCCTCGTCGGCACCGACCCCAAGCCCGAAGGCCCTCCTGACTGCCCGCACCGCGCCGTGCTGCTCGCCTGGGCGGAGGTACTGCCCCACCTGCCGCAGCACGACCCCGACCGCTGGCGTGGCGCGAGGGCGGACAACCTGCGGGTGAGGTGGCGAGAGACGGCCGTCGCCCGCGGTTGGCGCAGTGCCGAAGACGGCCTGCGGTACTTCCGAAAGCTGTTCGGTTGGATCGCCACCAGCCCGTTTCTCAACGGCCGCGCGACGACGACGCCCGGCAAACGCCCGTTCGTGATCGAGCTCGAGTGGCTTGTGGAGCGGGGCAATTGGGATCGCGTCATCGAAGGCAAGTACCACGAGGAGGCCACAGCGTGACTCGCAAATCCTTCGATGAAGACACCCCGTTGCCACCGCACGGCAAGGCCCCAGCGCTGCTACCGTCGGATCGCTTGCACCCCTGCGGCTACTGCGGCGAGCAAACGGCATGGAAGACGCTCTCAGCGCTCGGTGCGCGATGCCAGCGCTGCTACGACCAGTTCCTGCGCGTCGGCTACAGCGGAGCAAATCGCCCGCGTGAGCACCGCCCGGCTGCTTGGGTTGCACAGGCAGCAAAGCGTGTCGTGCGAGCCCCGACCGTGTTCACCGCGATGGCTGATCGCATGCGCGAGCGCCGAGCGGAAGTGGCGGCACCGCAAGGCCTGGATGACGACGACGTGAACGCATTGCTTCGGGAGGCGCCATGAAAGCGACCGACTGCCCACCATGCAATCGCAACTGCGACCAGGGCGATAGCTGCCCGATTGTCAAACCAGGAGTGCCTATCGCCGCGTTGCTGTGGCCTCTGGCCATCCTCCTAGCGGTGTTCATCGGGTGGCTGGCGGGGGTGCTGCTGTGATCCGGTTCACCATCCTTGGGCAGCCGTGCAGCAAGGCCAATAGCCGGCAGATCGTGACCATTGGGCAGCGGCCGCAGGTGATCAAGTCGAAGGAGGCTCGCGCTTACGAGCACGACGCCGTGCGGCAAATCCCGCCGGCCGCTCGTCAGCGGTTAGAAGGCCCTGTGCGCGTCACGCTTCGCTTGTTCTACGCCAGCGAGCGCCCCGATCTTGACGAATCGATCGTGCTCGACGTGCTTCAGGATCGCCACGGCAAGTCGGCGCCATGCACGCACGGTTCGGTCTCCTGCGCGTCGATCGGCTGCGAAGGACCGCGACCGCTGCTTCAAGCAGGCGTCTACCGCAACGACCGCCAGGTGCGCGAGAAGCACGTCTATCACGGCATCGACAAAGCGAACCCTCGGGCGGAGATCGTCGTCGAGCCAATCAACGCGCAGCAAAGCGCTTTCGACCTGCGCGAGCACGACGCATTCGGAGCGATCGACGCATGAACGCCCCGTCGCTCGAATGCTTCGACTGCATGGCCGCTGCGGCTGGTGCAACGTACAGCTTCAAGATCGGTTGCCTAGGCTGCACCGCAAGGCAAATCGCGCGAGGTCCGCATTACTTCCGTGTGCGCAAGGCCGGGAAGCTCGACCACGAGTACATCGACAACATCACGCGCGCTGGTGTGACGCATCAGCAGGTCAAAGATGCTTCGGCGGGCGACGCGATGATGAACAGCAAAGGGGAGCGCAAATGCTGAGCGAGCGCCACTTACCGAGACGAATCCGCCTGCACAGGTCAATGGCGCAGATACACCGCCCAACTCAGTTCCGACTCGTCTTGCAGCGAGCATGCCCTGGTATGCGTGGCACACCCGTTATCTGGGAGCTGACGCCGCCACAAAGACAACTGCAGGTCGATGACAGGCATCGGCTACAGCGATGGCTGGATGCACACGTGGCCGACATCAACAGCTGTGGGCGATCATGATCAAGCTCGACATTCGCACCAACATCGCAGCCATAGAGATCAAGCTCGGCGGCCTGCGTGATGACATCCGCAAGAAGGCCACGGTGTCAGCCGTCAACAAGACGATCGACCATGGCCGCACATTGATGACACGCGGCATCACCGACGAGTTCAACGTGAAGCAGGCATACGTGCGAGAGCGCTTGCGTGTGAGACGTGCCAGTGCAAAGCAGGGTGCATTCGCTATCGAGGGCTCACTCATCGGTGGCAAGGATGGTGCAAAGCGCAGTGCCAACATCATTGCGTTCGTCGAGCGCAAAGTGACATTGGCCGAGGGGCGCAGGCGCAAGAAGGCAGGCACTCAGGGTGCGCTCTTCGTGAAGGTGTTTCGCAAGGGCGCGAGCAAGATCGTGAAGGACGCATTCATCGGGAACAAGGGGCGCACCGTGTTCCGTCGTGTGGGTGCTGCACGCCTACCCATCAAGCCAGTGCAGGTGATCGATGTGCCGCAGATGTTCAACACGAGGCGTGTGATCAAGCCTGTGCGTGTGGGGATGCAGCTGCGCTTTCCGATTCTGTTTGAGCGTGAGGCCCGGTTCTTCTTGAAGCGGTTCAACAAGGCATCCAGATAAATTTGTCGGGTCCTTCTAAGAAGTTTTGAATGCGGGTGCGAAGCGGCTCGAAATAGCGCTAGTAGGTGAGTTTTTCGTTTGTCACTTTCTCACAGGGCACAACTCGGCGCAGCCCTCAATGTGCCGAAGCTGATCACGGAAGAGAGCACGACGATGG